GATTCCTCTACGTCTCGTGGGCTCGGAGATGTGTATAAGAGACAGATTTGGATCTCGACGACGGTACAACACTAGTCAACGTTGATTCAGAAAGTGCATATGCAACCTTCCCAGGTTCAATCACCAGCTTCGATATTATACCATCTTCAGGCAGCGCCCTGTATTACCTATATCGGGTAACGGCCTTCGGTCCAGGTGGTGTTACAACAGCTGTTGGTGTGTTCGAAAACGTCGGAGCGTAAAACCCCCTTCTTAAAGTTGACATTCTCGAGGCTATCGTGATATAGTCTTGGTTCTCTTTGCGCATGACACAAAAATAAAAATGGTCAGCTCTCAACGTTTAAGCATAAATAGAAAGGTAAGCAAATGAACTTTTGCTACCGTTTTGAGAAGGCCTCAGAACGCAAAAAGAGATTAAGCCTTTATTAATGTTAGAAGCGAAAGCATAATTATTAGAAGTCTCAGAAGAGAACGGAGAAGAGAAAATGACATTAACATTAGACCAACTGAAAGCCGCATTTAAGAAAGACGAATCAAGCGGTTCCCGCCCAAATAACTACTACCCATTTTGGAACATGAACGAAGGCGAGCAAGCCATTGTTCGATTCCTGCCGGACGCCGATGGTGAAAACGCAATGGGATTCCTAGTAGAAAAATTGATGCACACACTCACCATCAACGGTGAGCGCAAGTCAATACCATGTAAGAAGATGTTCGACGAAGATTGCCCAATCTGTAAGGTGTCGTCCGCTTACTACAAAGAAGAAGACAAAGCAAACGGCAAAAAGTACTGGCGTAAAAAGCAGCACATTGTCCAGGCGCTTGTTGTTGAAGATCCACTTCCAGCAGACAAGGATTCAGGTGAGACACACGAAGGCAAGGTTCGTTTCTTGGCTCTCGGTTATCAGCTGTTCAATATTGTCAAGGAAGCTTTTGAAAGCGGTGAACTCGATGAGATCCCATTCGCATTCGAAGGTGGTTGCGACTTCATCATCAAGAAGACCAAGCAGGGTGAGTACGCTACCTACGCAGTAGGTTCCAAGTTCGCTCGCAAGTCTTCCGACTTGACTGAAGACCAGATTGCTCTGGTAACAGACAACATGGTTGAACTGAAGACGCTACTTCCAGCCAATCCAGAACTGGAGAAGGTTGAAGGTATGCTCGAAGCAGCTCTGACTGGTGCCGAGTACAAGGACGAAAGTTCTTCCGGTGGCGGCGACAGCATCAACTTCAAGCCAAAGGCATCCGCCGCTGAAGACGCTGAGGAATCAGCTGAAACACCAGCAGCCGAAGCCTCTTCTGATGACGAAGCGTTCGATGACGAAGCAGACAAGATCCTGTCACAGATTCGTAATCGTAACAAGTAATCAGGAGTAACCAATGAAGTTTCTCGATAATGTCGTAAAAGACCTCGAGAAAGCAGGTATCGAGGCTGGCTCTTCGGAGCCGCCTCGCTATTGGTTTTCAACGGGCAACTATGTCGTAAACAAAATCATCTCTGGCAGTTTTCACAGAGGAATTCCTCAAGGCCGAGTAACAGGTTTGGCTGGACCATCTGGTGCAGGCAAAAGCTTCTTAGCTGCTAATGCAATTAAGAGTGCTCAGGATGCTGGTGCATTCGTTGTTGTCCTCGATTCGGAAAACGCTCTTGATGATGAGTTCGTTGCAGCAGTCGGTGCCGATCCAACCAAAGACTACACATACTTTGACGTTGATACCATTCCACAAGCTAAGAAAGTTGTGTCATCCTTCATTACAGGCTACACGAAGGAATATGGTAACGATCCAGACGCACCAAAAGTGTTGATAGTCATTGACAGTCTCGATATGTTGGAGACTGAAACCGAAGCAGAGAATACAGCTAAGGGTGTTACGAAGGGCGATCAAGGCCAACGTAACAAACAACTGAAAGCTATGCTTCGTGGATTTGTACAGTCATGCAAACGTCCAAACATCTCTATTGTTGTCACAAGTCAGGTTTACGAAAACCAAGACGTGATGAATGGTGAAGGTAAGTGGATCGTTTCGGGTGGCGTCAAGTTCGCTCTATCGCAAATCGTTTTGCTCAATAAACTGAAATTGAAAGAAACTGGCTCGCGTGAAGTGAAAGGTATCCGAATGAAAGTTGAAGGATACAAGACACGATTTACCAAGCCGTATCAGGTTGTGACGATTGAAGTTCCGTATGATGAAGGAATGGATCCGTACAACGGACTTCTTGAAGTTGGTGTTGAAATGGGCCTCGTTACCAAGCGCGGCGCACGTTATTCACTCACCGGTGAAGAAAAGACGTGGTATGGTAAAGACTTCGGTCAATACGCAGAGCAAATTCTTGCAGCCGCTGAAGATAACCGAGAGAAGTTCCTCGAGGGTTTTATCGAAGAAGACGAAGAAGAAGCGGGTCCTGATAATAAGGATTCAGTCAAGAAGCAACGCAAGGCAAACGCTGAAAGTAAGTAAGGAAATGTGCGAGCGGTGCAAAACGCCGCTCGCATTTTCTGTTGCCCCATTGATAAGAAATAGGGTATAATTCCATCATGAATAAATTCCGTACACCTGAAGAGTTGATGAGAGAAAATATGCTGGTGAAGCATTTTGCCGGTTCGCTCGCGTATGGAACAAATCTACCAACATCTGATGTTGATTATCGCGGTGTTTTCTGCGCTGATCCGGTAAACGTTAGAACGCCGTTCTTCGTTGTTCGTGAAGCAACTGATCAGCTCGAAGAAGATACAAAGCTATTCGAACTCGCACACTTTATGAAACTATGTTTGGACTGCAATCCAAATGTCGTTGAGACGCTGTGGGTTGCGGATAAGGACATCGTGTTCCGCACGGAGGCATACGATCTCCTGCGTGAACATCGCCACAGACTGCTTTCAAGTAAGGTCGCTTTCACAACAAGCGGATACGCGATTGCACAATTGAAACGCATTCGTGGACATAATAAGTGGATCAACAACCCTCAGCCCGAAGCTAAACCACAACAAAAAGACTTTGTGTCTCTTGTTCAGTGGTTCGGTGATGAGAAGGTTATGCCACGTGATTTCAATTTGTCTGATCATGAAGAGGACAAGCGGTTGGTTCCGTTTGATGGTAACACATACGGTTTGTATGATGCGCCAGGACACCGCACATTTAGTGAAGATGGATCAATCAACCACAATTTTGACGGTGAGCGTTCAGCGTTACCCGCACCTCTTGCTGTAATTAAGTTAAATAAGGAGGAGTGGAGAACCGCTTGTGAGAAGCATAAAAACTTCTGGACATGGAAAAACAACCGGAACGAAGCTCGTGGTGAATTAGAAGAAGAGCATGGCTACGATACGAAGCACGCTATGCATTTGGTTCGACTTCTCAGAATGGGAGTTGAAGCATTGCGTGACGAAGAGATCGTTGTACATCGCCCTGACGCACAGGAACTTCTTGACATCCGAAACGGATCAATGACATATGAAGAAGTTGTTGATTACGCTGAAGAGATGGACAAAGCTGTGCGTGAAGTCTGGTACAAGAAAACAAAGCTACCAAAGAAGCCAGACATCAAGTTCGCTGCACGCCTGTTAATGGACGTGCAGGATCTCGTATGGACAAATGGATAAAAAGACACTAGAACATTTATTCTTAGTAAGAGAACAAACATTTCAGAGAGCCACAGAAGACATACTGAAATCACTCAAGGCCGTCATTGACGGCGTTGTGGCGTTCTTGCACCTGAAAGAAGAGTTGGCTCAGGGTAAGCTGACGTGGCAGAATGTACAGATGCAGTCTGAGGTTGTAATGTTGATCGGAATCATTGAATATCCGCCTGGGGCCAAATTCACCACTTCACAGGGTGAACAAATGGTCGTCAGTAAAGAGAACAAAGATTACTTCAAGCGAATTCTCCGAATCGGTTTGCCACTCAAGTTGGTTGAAACGGGAACTGCTGAAGATGTTGTTCGCTTTATGTCGAACGCTGACAAGGACGCAGAAGAGATTACTGAAACGGTTGAGTTGCCAGCAGAGTTAGCTGGGATACAAGACTTCAATCTTGACGACCTAACAGACGCACAGAAAAGTGCATTGCTGATCAAAGAAAGTGACAAGGCGGTTCATTAATGAGCAAGATACCAGAGCTAGGCGAGAAGTTTAAAAACTTGCCAAAGGTCCTTGCGGAATATGATAAGGCTCTTGATGACGTTGAGGACTTGATCGTGATCAAAGGCAAGAAGCTGGAAGGCGCCAATATGGAAAATCCCACGTGGGCGAGCTACTACGATCAGAAACGAATTGAACTGAAAACACTTACCGATTTTTTTGACATGGAAGTTGCTCGTGTTCGTGGTAAGTTGTTCCGCAACTACAAAGAAAGCCATTCACGGGAGTTGAATGAGCGAGAGACAAACCAATATATCAATAACGAGAAAGCATACCTAGATATGTACCAAATGTACCTTGAAGTGAAAGAGATGCTCGACAAATACAAAGCAGTTGTCGATGCATTCACAACACGCGGTTATGCACTCAATAATATAACAAAAATAAGAGTCGCTAGCCTGGAAGATGTCCTACTCTAGAACCTGCACAGTTAGAATAGTCGATGAAGTAAACTGCATTTTCACTGGAATCCATCCAGACCATGTAGGGTACTTCTATGAGGAATATGGCAAGTTCGCACCCAATTACTATTTCAATCCGAAGTTCAAACTCGGAGCTTGGGATGGAAAAATCCGCTACTTCCACAAAACAGGCAAAACGTATGTTAATCTCTTGGACGACATTATCCCTACCATCGTCGGCCTAAAGTACAAGATTGAGATTAAAGACGAACGTACGACTTGCGCTGTTGATGTTGACACCGTTGATAAAGATTTCTTCAAGCACATCATTGATCCGGAAACGGAAAAGCCTTGGCAGATGCGCGACTACCAAATCGGTATGCTCAACGCTCTCACAGTCGGTGGCGGCGGTGTTGGCATATGTGGAACAGGTGGCGGTAAAACTTCAATGTGTGCAGCGCTTGCTCTACTTTACGAACGCGCTGCTGACTATCGATCAATCATTATCGTTCCTGACAAAAACCTGTCCGATCAAACAAGAGACGAGTATGCGTTCTTCGAGTTGGATGTTGGTGAGTACAGTGGTGAGAGAAAAGACCTGAAACACAAACATATTGTTTCTACGTGGCAAGCACTTCAGAACAATCCGAAGATCATTCAAGACTTTGATGTTGTTATTGTTGATGAAGCTCATGGGTTGAAGGGCAACGTTCTCACGAAACTATTGAATGAACATGGTCGTAAGATCGCCTATCGTTTTGGTGTTACAGGTACTCTACCAAAAGCCGAAACAGATGCGATGTCTGTTAAGGTTGCTGTTGGTCCTGTACGCTATACAATCTCAGCCGCCGAACTAATGCAAGCCGGGCATTTGGCGAAGCTTCATATAGACATCATTCAGTTAGAGGTCGACTTCAAAGATCAGTATGCTGAATATCTCGATGAGTTTGTACCCAAGCCAAAAGAACCAAAGCCGATGACGTATCGGAAGTTTAAGGATTCATATTTCCCTGACTTCCAAGCTGAGAAGCGCTTTCATCAAACAGAAGCAACACGAATGCAGTGGATTGCCAACCACATTGAGCGTAAACGCGATGAAGGAAAAGGTAACGTATTGTGTCTTGTGGATGGTGTTCGATTTGGTAAGAAGTTAGCTGGCATGATCGAAGGTGCGATGTTCCTGTCCGGCAAGGACAAGATGAAGGATCGAAAAGAGGTCTACAATCTGTTCAAGGACAACGACAATCTGGTCGTTATCGCAACTGTCCAGATCGCAAGTACGGGTTTGAACATTAAGCGAATATTCAATATGATGTTCATTGATGTTGGTAAATCTTTTATCCGTATCATACAAACGATCGGTAGAGGACTTCGAAAGGCTCCAGATAAAGACTTTGTGGATGTTACGGATTTGTGTTCAGATTTGAAATACAGTCGCAAGCATGCAACGGAGCGAATCAAAATATACAAAGAAGCACAATACCCCCACAAGAAACGAATTGTTGACTACGCTGCCGAATTACGGGTATAGTCAATACTTGGAGAAATAATATATGCTAGTGTTTGATAATAATAACGACGCACTAATACTAGACAGCATCCACACACCTACAATTGCCGACCATATTTGGGTTCTTGATTTGAGCATGTTGGATTTTACTTTGGCACCATTAGCTGTGCTGGAGGAGATTGTCAGTCCGTCTATTCAGTTGATGATCAATGGATTTCAGTTTGTGCTCCCAGCCAACTGGAACATTCTTGTGTGTGATGAGGAGTCGATGCAGCTTGATGTTGTGGAGATTGCTGAGGTTGCAGGCAAGGAATTTCGTGCAATGTTGTATGGACCAGATCATGGAATGGTTGAAACCGCTATCATATCAGCTACCGATTATTACCCTACACATGTCAGCGTTGGACCCTCATTAAACAAGCATCAGATGTTGTGTCATCCTGTGGCACCACTAACTTGGGTGAATGTAGCCCCCTCTGATACGTACAATAAATATTTAAAGAATCTCGTCGCAGGCGACTTGATATAACAAGAGAAAACCAATGGCATATAAAGCAAAAAATAAAGACATAACTCTCGACCAATTCCAAGCATGGCTTGAAGGTGTTGAAGAGCTGCAAGCCAAAGATTGGTCTCCAGATGCAACACAATGGAAGTTGATTCGAAACAAGATCAAGAATATAGTCATTCCTGAACCTGTTGTAGCTGAGGTACCACTGACATTTCCTGGGCAACCAGCACCAGCGGCACGTCCCGCTGCTGCACCAGCTCCATCTAACATCCCAGGACTTCCACCAGCACCTGAAGTGCCAGGATCGATTCCTGACTTTCAAGTAACGGAACCAACAGAAGCAGCAGCGAAAATGTTAGCGCCAAGCACACCCGCCGCGCCAGCTAAGACACCCAACATTGAGTCAGATGCAGATGGAAAGGTTGAGTCATCCTTCGCTTAAAACAGAATTAATCGATCGAACATTATGGTTCGATGGTGATTCCACTGTTGCAGCAGATCGAGTAGAAGAGTTAATCTCTACTGGAATGCCCGTGGAAGGTTTATTCGTTGAACAGTTAACAGCTGACATCAAACGATACAACAAACTCGTTAAGGGTGATGAAAAGATCACGATTAAAGAGGGTATTAATCCTCTTGATTTCAGCTGGAACATTCCCGAAGAATTCAAAAACCTTGACGTTCGTGAATATGTTTGTGGTCACTACGACAATGCAATCTCGGGAAAAGTGCTTGAGGAGTTCATTAAACAGGGTTGGGTCGTGATGGACGGTCAAACAAGAATGGTTTCTGATGAAGAAACCAAGCGCAGAGAACGAGTCTGGTTAGAGCTGGATTTGTATGAACGCCTCGGTTTAACTGACGTTTTGCGCGTGCTAATTTACGTTATAAATACTCTACAGGCTCATAACGTAGTGTGGGGTGTAGGACGAGGCAGCAGCGTTGCTTCGTATGTATTATATCTGATCGGTGTACATGACATCGACAGTGTGGAATACGACCTCGATATCACAGACTTTCTACGTGATGAAGAGCCACTAGGAGAAAAATAATGGCAGGAAAAAAGGTTAGAAGTGCAAAAGGTGAAATGGTCGATTTCGATCTGCTCAAAATCAAAGAGCAAATCGCTAGTGAACCTGCTCCTCTCGATGTAAAGGCTCGTCAAGATCACATTGATCAGAGACTCCGTCGTCGATTGAGAAAGGTAAAGAAGACACCAATCGCACCAGCTGCACCCGTTGTTGTCGAACCTAAATTGCCTGTTGCTGAACGCGCTGAAGAACCTGAAGTATTGATTGATGCTCCACCAGCAAAGCCAGCCACAAAGCAAAAAGCTCGACCAAAGAAAAAGAAATCATAACATAAAGGATAACAAAGATGGTAGCTCTACGTGCACTCCGTAACGGAATTGT